TTAGCGCAACGCTTTCATGAAAAAGGGGACTTTGAATTGGCACAATATTTTGCTGCAAGACCTGAGTATAACGACCCTAACTGGCAAGATAACATAGAGGCAGGTGAGCCGATGGGCGATGCTTGGTCCGAGTTGCTGAAGTCCAGCGCCAAGGATAGGGCCAACAGACGCAAGAAGGAGGCCCAGAAGAAATTCAAGCCCAGCACTGAAGAGTTCAAGAGGCCCGTCGGTGGCTACGACCCCAAGAGCGCGACTAGCCGTCGTGCCAAGTTCAAGTCGAGGGCGCTGGGCGGCAAGACCAAGAGGACCGGCCTCGGGAGGGCCCACCTCGCTGTCGAGATGGAGCACAGGGGAATCAAGACGAAGCAGCCTCTCAGGCTGGAGGACCCGAGGAAGTACATGCAGCAGATAGGGAGGCAGCAGGTCAGGGTCCAGCAGGGTCAGGTCCGAACACCCGCCTCCCCCTCCATCCCGCAGATAAGCGGATATTCCACCAGAGGTGCGCCTAGGCCCAAACTGAAGCCCATGAGGGCACCACCAATCAACCCGCCGGTCATCGCCGGCGCACCGCATCTGAACATGAGCGGAGGCACAACAGGCATGGGGATGGGAGCCTCTGCTCCTCCACCACCCATGCCAATCATGGCGAGCGAGGACCTGCACTCCGGCTCCGACCTGCAGAAGCGATTCGACTGGGCCACCATTCAACAACTCCGCCACATGCTGTCGGAGAGCAAGAGGCTCCTGCGCGAGAAGGAGCGCAAGAGGAAGGGCAAGGGCGACGCAGACACATCAGGCGGTGGCACCATGCTTCCCAACCACCCGTCCAACGGTCCCAAGCAGACGACACGTCCCTCGGGGGCGACCGAGGATGCCAAGAACGACCCACGACACTTCGGCGCTCATACCATCGGCAACGACGTTGGAAGGGGCGGTCGAACGGCATGAGGCTCATTCTCAAGAAGGGGTATCCGATTCTCAAGGGTGATGGCAATCACGGTGTCCATCCAGTGACCGAGCAACCCTTCTACTACGGCAACCCACCACCCGAGTTCTTCCACTCGGAGGAGAACCCGCTGAACGAGCACGGCTTCGACAGACCCCTCTTCTCGCATTACGGCGAGCACGGTATACCGCAGGGGGAGTTCGGTCCCGGCGAGTTCGGGGAGGCCGTGTTCACAGACGAGTTCGGCGTCGAGCACAGGCACGGCATCGACGGCGTCATCCACAAGGTCGGGAGGAGGCTGAGGGAGGCCGGGCTGACCAACATAGACCCCATCGACTTCGTCAATGAGGCAATCAGAAGATACAACGAGGCCCACAAGAACTCGGAGGAGCATTTCCTCCCTCCTGTAGACGACCCAGAAAGAGGCAGCGACGAATGGAGGAAGTTGCGCTCAATGGACTTCCAGCACTCTAGGAGCAAGTCACAGGCCTCCGAGACCAAGGTCAGAGGTAAAGCAGGAAACCTCGCCACAATCTACACCAACGCGGGGAGGGGCACCCACCCCTCAATGGGTACATTCCACGAGTCCTACGCCATCCCCTTCGCACCCTTCCTCGCCGCCATGATGACGGATGCGGGAGTGACTCCAAGGAGATACGACGAGGGCATCAGCGTCGGACACATCAGCGTGGATGACCTCTCGTTCAACCCCGCCACCGGGATGCCGGTCGGCAGCAGGAAGAGGGTGAATGAAAAGATAGGTCCGAATGGTGAGTTGAATGACACATTCCTCAACAGAATGGGTATCGATGCAGGTATCGCTGTCGACAACCTACACTCCCACGAGATGATTCAGCACATGCCCGACGGCCTCTACGGAGTCGGCAAGGGAGGCAGACCCCCCAACTTTGAGAAATTCATGAGTACGCTCATGGGTCTCGACCTATCCAAGATACCGAAGGAACTGCTCGACGAGGCAGTTGTCACCAACCCCAAAACCGGTAAACCAATCACCCTGAGAGAGACTCTCTCTGAATCAACGTCTGCCGATATACTTCTTAGGCAACTGTATCAGACTCCGGGTGCGTTCCACCTCATGATGGGTGATACGTCACAGGGAATCCCCGAGAAACTACTAACAGACATTCGTACGGCAGCGAAAGAGCAGAACCTCCTACCAGAGGGTGTCTCCCTCGATGACATGAGAACCCACATCAAGGCGGGCTCGGTGAGGAACGCCTACCAGAAGGGAAGAGGGAAGAACAGCCACAAGGACGCTGCCGAACTCTTCGCCTACGCGCAACTCCTCGGCGAGAGCGAGAACTTCCCCGGCGTCAGCGCACTGAGAGACGTCGATTGGCCGGATATAAAACTCCACCCAAACGTCGAAAACCAGAGGCGCATCACGGAATTGGTAGCCGCCGCCCTATCCCATCATCACGACCACACACCGAACAGGTCCCTGCTCGATGAGACACCGACCGGTCCCAACACCGGTAGGATGAGCGCTGGGTTCCCGACGGCCCCCATGAGCATGGACCTGCCCCAGCATCTCGACCAGTATCACATCAAGGATATGGCGGGCACCCCCATAGCGGAGCCGGAGCAGCAGGAAATCAGCCCGCAGTATGCCAAGGTCAGGCAACCAGTCACAGACACAACAGCAGCACAGACCCCTCCTTCCACTCCACCGATTACTCCCAGCGAGGAATACCGACAAGCACAAAGGGCGTTCCGCTTTGCGACTCCCGAGGACGTGCGTGACGTGTACGTGGCAAGGACAGGATACGGGCAGCCCGGAAGGGCGCCAGCGCCCACCGGTCCGATGACCCCGCAGGAGAAGAGGTTCCAGCAGACGCTGTCGGACCCCTACCAGCAGACTCTCGACCAGTATCTCCGTGGCGACTCCTCGCCGATAGAGGACAGGCTCATCAAGGCGATGGAGAATCTCCAGTACAAGGACGCCGCCAACGACGACGACATCCGCAAGCACCTGCCATCTCAGACCCTGAGCATCATGAACGAGGACGACCTCTCCTACATGGCCGAGAGGATGAGCATCACGAAGCACGACGTCCGCGCCATCCTGTTCTCCAAGGGCGACTGGCATCGCGTCGCTGACACGTTCAACATGAGCCCCACCATCGTCAAGGCCGTCAAGGTGGCTTTCGGGGGTGGTGCCGATGAGTAGGGTGCTCGTCCGCAAGCAGATGTTCGACCCCAAGCAGGCAGCCAACAACATGGCTGCTGTCACTGACCTCAGCAGTGGGGGTGCAGTAGAGCAACTCGGTCTCCTCAATCTCCTCAGCGGTCCGCAGAAGCCACTCGCCCCCGCTGCCGCAGAGAAACTCGGGTACGACATGGATTCAAAACAGTACAGGAGGCTCAGAATGGGGGAGAGGATAGGTCAGGGACTAGCCGGTGCCTACGGCGGGTTCAGGGCATTGGACGCACTTGGCTCCGGCAGGAGCCCGACCAGCGCCATAGGCGCCGGGGCGGGGGCGTATGGGTCGGTTGCCCCCATAGCAAGCAGGGTCGGTGTCCGTGCCGCCAGCAGGGGCATGAAACCAGCAGAACCAGCGCCTGAAAAAACCCGACAGACCACGCTCGATGAGTTCTCCAACGTAAAACCACCAGTCGCTGTCGTACAACCGCAACCATTCGTTGCTGCATCGCCAGTCGCTGTCGCACAACCCAGCCCGTTGGAGATACAGGCCCATAACCTCCCACCCGGACAGAAAGTCTTCGCCACCGATTACGCTGGTCCTGCTAAACCTCCTCGAGAAGTCAAGGTCGCTCAGCCGACGGTGGCGATGAATCCTCAAGAGAAGAACATGCTAGCGTATGGAGCACAAATCAAACCTGCGGAGGGTTCCAAGACCACCACGACTCAACCCCAGCAAGATGATGAATTCACACCCAAGGATAAGAGGATACTCTCAGAGACTCAGAAAATAATTGAAGAGTACGAAGACCCTGACGCGGAGGAGAAGGCTAGGGAGCAGGGACAGTTACAGGGTGCGTGATATGAGCGAGGAGGGCGTCAAGAAGTTCGTCTTGGAGATGGACAGGGAGATGTCCAAGAAGTCGTTCAAGTACTTCTTCACCGAGATACTGGGCTTCCACTACAGCCATCACCACGAGATGTGGGAGAAGGGGCTCAGCACCCAGAGTTACTACTGCGTGAAGGCATCCCGAGACCACGGCAAGTCCACCCTGTTCATGTCATACGCGCTGTGGCTGGCTGCGTTCAACCCCGGAACCCACATCATGATTTTCTCGCACTCGCTGGAGCAGACCCTCGAGCACATGCGCTTCATCCGCAACAACATAGAGACGGCGCCCTGTCTGAGGGGGCTCAAGCCGGAGGGCAAGCCTTGGGCCAAGTCGTACTTCGAGTTCACCAACGGCAGCCGGATGATGGCGAAGTCGGTGGGTGGTGCGACTCGTGGTTTCCACCCTGACGTCGTCGTGTGCGACGATATCCTCTGGGGCACCAGCGGGACCGAGTTGCAGAGGACGGCAGACTGGTTCTACGGCGTCCTGCTCCCCGTCCTCCACCACACCAGCAAACTCATGATGGTCGGCACGCCGTTCTCCTACAACGACCTGTATGCGGAGTTGGAGCAGAAGGACACGTTCTGCGTCGAGACCTACCCGGCCATCGACAAGAAGGGAGTCGCCCTGTGGCCAGAGCGGTGGAACCTCGAGGCGCTGGAGCAGAGGAGACTCTCCATGCCAGCCATACAGTTCAGCCGCGAGTACCTGTGCGAGCCCATCCACGATGTGGCGAGCATGTTCCCGATGGACATACTCGAGGCCGCGAGGGACAGGGAACTCACCCTCATAGAGAGGGCGGAGACCAACTACAACGAACTGGGCGAGGCCGACGGGGTGTGGGGACAGCACTTCATCGGCTGGGACCCAGCCATATCCTCCGACAAGAACGCCGACTACACCGCCATGACGGTGATGCGCTACTTGGGCGACGACGACATCAAGCAGATTGTGCACGTCGTTCACGACAAGGGGCTCGGCAGCAATGCCCAGAGGAACATGATGCTCATGCTCAACAACCGCTTCAAGCCTGAACTCATCGAACTTGAGGGCAACAACTTCCAGCGCATGTTCGAGGCGGAGTTGCAGAACATGAAGGCGGACATTCCCATCCGCACCTTCATGACGACACGCACGAAGAAGGAGACACTGTTCATGTCGCTGCTCATGGCGTTCGAGCAGGGCAAGATAAAACTCCCATACGGGGATGAGAAGAGCAGGGAGTACACACATCGCGTGGAGGAGGAACTCAATCGATTCGGCATGCAGAAGAACGGCAGGCTGGAGAGCGTCGGCGTCAACGACGACTTGGCCATGAGCCTCGCTCTGGCCAACTGGGGGACGAAGGAGTTCAAGGGCAGCGTCATGCTCCTCGACGACATCCTGCCCGGATTCAATGACTGGATGACTGGCAAGGACCATCGAAACTCAAATTACGGGAGCCCTTGGATGATACCATAAGGTGATACTATGGAGTGGGAATACTGTGATTGCTGCACGCCTATGCAACAGGCCTCATTCGCATTGCTGGACGGGCACTTCGAGAAGGCCAAGAAGAAGTCCAAGCCCTTCCACGGCTACAACCCCAAGCGCCATCACAAGAAAGGCGGTCTCAACCAAGCGGGTCGTGACAAGTTCAAGCGGGAGACGGGAGCGAACCTGAAGCCGCCCGTCACCACCAAGCCATCCAAACTCAAGCCCGGAAGCAAGAGGGCCAAGAGGCGAAAGTCGTTCTGCGCTCGCATGGGCGGCAGCAAGGGGCCGACCAGCAAGGACGGCAAACTCACGCCGAAGGGCGCGGCACTGAAGAGGTGGAACTGCTGATGGCCAAGTCAGATGCACCGAACTATCGAAAAGCCACCACTGGCAAGAAGTGCGGCAACTGCAAGGCTTGGGACTCAAGCAAGACCGACGACCCCATGACGGGATACTGCAAGTGGTACGACTTCATCTGCCGTGCAGACCATGTGTGTGACGCATGGGCGCCGATGAACATGAAGAAGATGGTGGGTGTGAGATGACTGGCTCCTGTGAATGCGGACATTGCGTCGGTATGAGCGGTGCTTGGGACTCGCTAGAGAAGAAACTCTGCCCCGAGGGGAAAGCCGCAGCCAAGAGGAAGTTCAAGGTATACCCATCAGCATACGCCAATGGCTGGGCTGTGCAGTATTGCCGTGGGAAGTTCCGTGGTAAGAAGGGGAAGAAGAAATGAACACCACCTACGTTAAAGATTCCAATGATTACACCGTCTTCTGGGGTGAGTGAATGGAACGATGCACCTGCCACGATACCCTTGTCGTCAAGAACCTCAACCGATGGTTCAAGGAGAAGTGGGTCGATGTGTCGAGGAAGGACAAGGACGGGAAGCACCCGCCATGCGGCAGGTCGAAGGCCAAGACGTCGAGCAAGGGATACCCGAAGTGCAGACCGTCTGTGAAGGTCAGCAGCGACACGCCCAAGACATCACGCTCAATGACGACGGGGCAGAAGAGGGCTGCCACAAAGAGGAAGCGAGCCAAGAAGCAGGGCGTCGGTGGCAAGCCCACCATCGTCAAGTCATCACCCATGGAGGACGCTTGGCAGATTCTCAAGGCGCCCCCTGAGTATCACGCCACCTTCGACATGGAGGGCGTCATGAGCGGGGGGATACGCGGTGGCTCGACCTCTCGCCGCTCCAAGAGACACGTCCCAGAGAGCCTGAGAGGGGAGGACACCGTCTCCTACACATGGCCGACTCTGCAGGACGCGCAGGAATTCCAAGCGAGGAGACTGCGGGAGACGGGACTGGACCCAGCGAGGGCGGGTATAGTGCAAGTGGACGAGAGAGGACTACCATCACCCACACAGCATCCTGAGCAACACGGCAACATCAGCCTCGTCAGACCGGGCGGTATTCCGGCCTCTGTATTGTCAAGGGTACAGGAGTAGTTAAGTAAAGGTCAAATGAGGGGTCAAGTATGTGGGGTAGCGCTTTTCTCGATGACTCCTTCCAAATCATCAAATCGAACCCCATCCCGAAGGAGCAGCCAATCAGGAAGAACATGTTCTCGATAACCGGCGAGGGCTGGTTCGAGACACATCTCGGATGCTCTGCCGCTGACTTCGTCGACAAGTTGCGCAAGATGAGAAGAAGCAACAAGGAATCCAAGATTGAGATTGACACCATCATAGAGGATGTCAGGACCCTCAAAGCCCTCGAGGTCAAGGCCACTCTGGATTCGATACAGTGGGCTGTTGACAGGCATGACACCATTCGCAATCTGGGTCTCTCCGACAGGGACCTCAAGAGCCTGCGCAGATTCTCGGACTCCAGACAGGTAGGTCTCATACAGGCCTGCAATCTGTGGGAGAACGCTGACTCTGCGTTGAAATCGCTCGACGAGTTCGAGGATGTCTGGGGGGAGGAGGAGCAGAGGGCATGGGCCGGTGCCATGCAGAGCAAGACCGAGGCTCGCAAGATGTGGCGCTCCACCCTACATCAGGCAGACACTCTGAGTGCCAAGGACAGGGAGACCCTGTCCAAGACCGCTGAGATTCTCTCACTGGAGGGGCCTCTCAGTTCACGCTCGCTCCATGAGCGCCTGATGGACCACGGCTCCGTTCACAAGAGCATGACACCTTCTAAACTCTCAAAACTCATCAAGATGTACGGGGATGACGAGGATATCACATCAGGCGCATCAAGGGGCACGTTCGTCAAGATGCAGGGCAACGGACTCATACTCAAGGACCCCATGGCATACGCCGCCGGATTCTTGGACGCCGATGGGTACATCACAATCACAGGCAGGGGTGAGGCACGTGCAGGCTTCGTCGCAACGGGAGACAGAGGTAGGGCTCACTGCGAGCAGTTGCACAAGACCCTCGACTGCGGAGTGCTGCAGTTGAATCAGAAGATTCACAAGAACAGCACCAGAAGCCAGCACAGGCTTCAGTTCTACTCCAAGGCCGACGTCGAGAAACTCCTCAAGGGCATTCTGCCTCATTTGAGGATGAAGGACACTCAGGCCAAGGCCGTTCTGCAATACATCCATGAGGAAGACCCCCTTCGCAAGGAGCAGTTGATGCGTGTAGTCCGCTTCTCGAATTGGAAGGATGATACTAAGAAGGCCGAGAATCTCTTGAGCGAATGGGAGTGCACTGTGGATGATATCACGAAATGGACGGAGGGGCTTTGATGGCAGATGAAGATAGCAGGGTTAGTCGATTCCTGTCCGCCCTAGGAAGACCGTTCCGAAGGAGAACCACTCCCCAACCGCAGATGCCCCTCTACACGACGGGCATACAGGAGCCGGTGCTCGCACAGGGCATCACCATACCAGCCCTGTACGCCGTATCACGTGAGAACCTCATACTCAGGACGGTCCTCGCAAAACTCAATCAGGAGATATTCAGGAGGGGGTATTACTGGGAGAAGAAGTTCGAGGTCAAGTGCACAGAGTGCGGTGAGGAGTACAAGCACGAGGTGGAATCCTGCACCCTATGCGAGGGACCGGTGAGGAATTGCGACGTTGATGAGGTAATCTATCCCAAGTGGCTGCTCAATCAGGAGAACTCCATGGAGCAGTCATTCATGAACGTCCTGCAGGAGATAGAGCATGACCTCAATGTGGTGGATGACGCTTTCCTAATCCTCGTCAAGGAGTACTTCGTCGATGAGGAGACCTCTGAGATAATGTTCTACAGGGTCAAGGAGATAATCAGGGGAGACCCCATATTCATGCGTATAGTATCTGACAAGAGAGGGGTCCGAGGAGGCAGGTACAAGGTGTGTCCCATCCACCGCGACCAAGTCTCATATCCCGGTCAGGACGACCCTTGTCAGGTGTGCGGCTCCAAGATGGAGGACGCCCACTACGTCAACATGGCCGGTAGCGGCAAGACCCAGTACTACCTCAAGGGCGAGGTGCTGCACGTCAGCAAGTACAACCCCTCCAAACTCTATGGTAAGAGCCCTGTCAACACCATGTGGAGACAGGCGATGACACTCACAGCGATGGACAACTACATGTACACCGCATACCAGAAGAGGAGGATACCCAAGGGCATCATATCGGTTACCACCGACAATCTCGAGTCGATGAAGTCCTTCTGGAAGGCGGTCGACGAGAAGATGGAGAGGGACCCCCACTACGTCCCGAAGGTCGGTATAGAGTCCGCCACAGGCAGGGGCGGGGTCAACTGGGTCAAATTCATGGATACCATGGAGGAGATGCAGTATACCGCCGTGAGAGATGAGATAAGAAACAGAATCGCAGCGTACTTCGGTGTCTCTGCTGTCTTCATGATTGACAACGGCAAGAGCGGCGGCCTCAACAACGAGGGCATGCAGATACTCGTGACCAACAGGGCCGTCGAGTTCGGTCAGAAGGTGTACACTCAGGTCCTCTTCCCACGTATGCTCAAGCAGATGGACGTGCATGACTGGAGACTCACGCTCTACCCGAACGAGGAGGAGGACGAGATTACCAGACTCCGTCGAGACGAGATGGAGGCCAACCTCGCTCAACGCATGATGATGCTCGGCTACAAGCCGGAGTTGATGCAGGAGGGCGAGAGGGACATCCGATTCGTCTATCGCAAGCAGGCCCCAGAGATGGGAGGAGCCCCTCCCGGCGCTCCTCCTGCCGGAGGGGGTCCACCGATGATGCCACCAATGGCCGGCATGGGCGGAGCACCACCGATAATGGGAGGCATGCCAGCCAGAGGCATGCCAGCCGGACTCATGCAGCAGGTCATGCCAGCGTCCCAGCCGGGTGGTGAGGGAGTCGGCATCAGGACACCGAGGGGTCCAGCGAGCCCACAGCAGCGCTCATCCATGGGCTCAGGGGCGCCTTTCTCCAGCGTACAGCAGCGAGGTGGAGCCAACACTCTAGGGCAGAATGTCTCCAATGCCCTACAGAACGCCAGAAGGCCTCGTGGAGCATAAGTGTAATTAAGACAGCATGCATACGGAAGGGCGAGCACGATGGATTTAACGAAGATGGACCCCATGGCTAGAAAGATGAATGTCCACGCAGCAGCGCTTTCTGAGGCACTTGAGACGGGAGACGCCGAACTCGCTAAATCGCACATCAGTGAAATCCTGAAAGTCGGCGACTTCATGCTCGAGGACATCAATATGTCCATCGCTAAATCAGATGACACACCATCAGGCATCAACCAATTCGCCAACGGTGTTCCGGTCATCAAGTTCAATGAGCGTGGTACTAAATTCAACCCTGAAAACAGGGCCAAGCAACTACCCGGAACCATCATCTCTTCCAGAACCAACTCGAGGATGAGACCTCATACAGGTACCTTCGGTGGATACAGACCCCAGTAGGTGCTTACATGAGCGAGGAAGAGAACACCACCGAGCGACTCATGAGCGCTCTCATCTCCAAGATGGAGTCCATGGACAGCGACATAAGGTCGGTTCGCAATGAGAATGTCCAACTCCGCAAGATGGTGGAGAACCCAGCGGCCCTCCTCAAGAGGGCAGGGTACGTCCGTACCAACACACCTCTCTCCATAGACATGCTAGATGACCCGTTCAGGAACGATGAGACCGTGCTCAAATCCGAGAGCAACGCTCAATTAAACTCCTTCACCAATGAAGAGGTGCATGAGATGTCATGGGAAGAGATACATGAGATGGCCGCTCAACACAAAGAAGTAAGGGAGTTGTACTGAAATGAGACCTATACCGAGCCCAGCCTCCAAAGAGGCATATGAAATGCTAGAGAAAGCACAAGCCCTCCTCGAGAAGGCCATGGGAACCTGCCCTTCATGCGGCGGTAAGATGGAGAAGGGAACATGCATGAAGACGGGCTGCGTAGACATGAAATCGTATGGCTCCATGAAGAAGGGGGAGCAGCACAGGATACAGACCTTCGGCACCACACCGGATGCCTCCACATTCCACATCGAGACGGGCGGCAACACCTACCACCAGCAGTACAGCACCAACAACACACTACTGGAATCGGAGGACGTCGCCAACAAGGGCGCCACTAGCCAGAGTTACAACCTCGAGGCTCTCGGCGCGAAGACCAACACTCACGACAGAGCAGTCGAGACTCACGAGATAGACACCGGGATGACTGGGAGAACCAGCGTCTGAGGTGTTCTAGATGTCATCAGTCCGTGTTATCAGGAAAGCCAGAATGGCCCCCTGTGCAACATGCGGAGCCAACCCCATGGAGGGTGAGAGGACATGCGGACTCGGCAACCACCCCATCGAGGGGTGCAATGATTACAGGCCGGTGCAATAGGTGGTAGCGTGTGTATGAGGACGCTGCTGACGTATTTGTGAGAGCACGTGACGCTCTCATCGACTCAGTCAATGACGATGTGGACATAGAGTCCTCGATATCAGACTACGTGCTGGCCAAGGCCAATCTGGAGGCGCACGACTTCTCGCCCGGACACACTTGGCGTGAGATACTCTGCGATACTCTGGTCAAGAACGAATACATCCGACCGGGCAAGTTCGAGGCTGAGATGAGGGAAATAAGGAGGGGGAGGCACAAAGGCCATCTCCCTATGGGGAACAACCACTGGTCAGGCAGAGTCATCAACAGCAGGAAAGAACTTCCCATAGGCGTGACTCACGGCCTGCCAATCGACGTTCGGGCGGACTTCGATAGATACCACGGCAGAGCGGACGAGCATATCTTCTCGTCCCTATTCGACCCCCTTGAGAAGAAGTCGATGACGAATGGCAACCCTAGGAAGATTGAACTGCTCGCAAGGAGGTTCCTACCGGACGAGGAGGGCAACTCCCGCGCCAAGCAGGTGAGGGACGCCGAGAGGCTCATCGAGGAATGGATGGGGAAGACCGGCAGCCCCCATGTCAGGGAGAACAAGAAGGGCACCTACTCATACCCGCTCCTCGGGCCAATTGGCGACTCAGTGGACCAGTCCATACTCAGCCACGAGCACGACCTCTACGAGAGGGACTTCAGGAGATGGAGCGAGGAGAATGCGCAGGGCGAGGACAACAGGGAAGTCAGGGAGAAGCACTTCAGCGCGAGAGCACGGGACTGGATGGACAGGGACAACAAGGCGACCTTGGAGCAAGGCATGACCGAGGAGGAGAGAGGACTCGTAGAATTCTACTCCAATTCACCAGAGGCCAAGGAGATAATGGAGAGGGATAAGTCAATCTCCAACCACCCATCATACCTCAACCACCTCTCATTCATGCTGGGCCTAGAGTGGCTCTCGCCGGAGGAGCGCACCAAGGTCATTGACCACCTGAACGAGTACGGTAGCGACTCCAAGGAGCAGCATGTGAAGTTCGACGACGGCACGCGCCTCCCTATGGGTCGCCTCAAGAGGAACATGAGGATGAGAGGGACCAACGCCCTCGGTCACGTCAGGCGAGGACCGAAGGCAGGGCCCCATAACGTCGCACCGGTGTGGTCGCAGAACCTACCATCCGACCCGCCAGACAAGAGAGCGCTCTTCTCAGCACTGGAATCAGCCTATCTCGTTCCAGCACAGAATGAGGATGATGAGGATGAGGTCACATTCGACAGAAGAAAGGCGGAGAAGGCTGATATGGCCAAGAAAGACAAGTACTGCATAGAGAAGTTCGGCAGGAAGTACTCCGATTGCACAACAGAGCAGCAGAAACAAACCGACAGTGAAGTCGTAGGTCACAGCAGACTCATGGATGTGGCGATGAGGAACCTGCATGAGGCCTTCGGGGTGAAGACGGACAACCCGAAGGACGAGATATTCATGCACCTGCCAGACATAGACTCACGTGGTCTATCCAGACTCAATCAGGACGAGATGATGGATGAGATGAAGACTCTGACAGCGTCCAAGAAGAAGGGCAACGTCGTTCCCAGAGACAACCTGCTGCACGCTCTTGGATTCGACTCGAAGGGGGAGGAGATACCCGCAGGGGAGCATGGCTATCCAGAGCACTCAGGCCCCCTCATCACAAACTCCCAACTGAAGTCCCTACTCAGGAAGGAGAATGAGAACATCTCGATGAGAGACAGGCAGAGGGAGGTTCAGGACATACTGTCCATGTTCAGCACCAACGTCGGCTTCAAGGACGCTGAAGCCATACCGGAGGAGATTCAGAAGGCTCTGGAGATACTCGGCGGGAAGCACCTCGCCCATGACTTCGTCGCGCCCTATCTGGAGGGAGGGCACGCAATCGACCAGCACATATACGCCAGCAAGTTGCACGACCACCATCAGATGGATGATGAGAGCCTCATCGCCTCAGTCAACCGTCAGAAGGAGAGCATCACCCCCCGGTCAATCAACATGGGGCTGTTCGGTCATCTGATTAGACCCGAGGCAGAGGCCCCTCTGGGACCTCACTACATGCAGCATATGTCCAACTTCCTCGGTGGGGACACCGGTAACCACGCTCTCTCGTCAGTCACCTCATCGGGGATAGCAGCACTGATTCACGGGCTCACGCAATCCGAAGTGAACAGCAAGTTCGGCAGGAAGATGGGTATAGACCAGATGAACAACATGTTCGTGGATGCAGCCAACGAGGGCACTAGGAAGAACATACCATACGGCAAGTCTCTCGATATGCTGGCTCCCAAGGAGATAGACCCTGAGCAACTCAGAGTAGATGAAGGGGGCATCTCGCAAGCCGACCTATTCGCAGGCGGGGGCTCTGTGAGGAGAGAACAAGAGCCTGTGATACACACCTCCAACGAGCAGAGAAGGAACAAGATAGAGGCGATGAGGCTCGCCATGCTGCTGTACTCGCATGAGCGATTCCCAACCTCGATGTCGACCCATGACTTCCCAGACTCCTCCATGCTCGACTACAACGAGAGATACGGCAATCTGGATGAGGAGGGGAGGGTGCTCACGGGTAGGAGCAGACCTCAGAAGTCCAGACGCATCGACCAGTTGAACCTGAAGCATCAATACGACATGGAGTCAATCAACCAAGCCGCCAAGCATCTGGCGACACTGCTGCCGGAGGAGGCGCTCGACCCCAGCAACCCGTCATTCGATGCCAACGTGCGAAGGCTGTTCCACGATGCGGAGCGTGCCATCCACACCCTGCCGAGCGAGTACTGGGAGGGTGTGGGAGTGAGGCCCCTGACAGCGGACTACATGGTGGAGAATCGAACGCAGACAGCGGAGCCTGTCTACCCATCATTGAGAGAGCGTCTCACCACCGGCGGAGGGGTGCCAATCACCAGACTCTCAGACGCATCCGAGATAGCGGAGCAACTCGGCTTCCCCTCCGACGAGGCGCATACGAAGCACATCCAATCCTACCTAGACACGATACCCGATGATGACGTCCACTTCATACAGTCGAATCACAATCTCATCAAGGAGCATGGCGACGTCATGGGCATAGACTCATCCATGTACGACTCGCATCTCGACGACCATCTCAAGGAGCAGCACGGTCATGGTGCCGGTGCGGGAGACGCTCCCCTTCAGGCGGAGATGAGGAATCTCAAGAGCATGAGGAGCAGAATGGAGAAGGATATACGTGAGTGGGACTTAACTTCCGGTAAGCGGTTGCTAGAGATACAGGCGAGATTAGAGGAACTGGAGCCACTCGTCGAGAAAGAAAGCGAGATAAGAGGTTTTGACGCCCTCCATAGCAGAGCAGCGCGTCACCTCGAGGAGAACAGGGCAGACAGGGCGAGCATGGTGCTCGAGAGGCTGGCCAGAAAAGTCGGGGTCGATGTGGACGCATCCAACCCCAAGCAGGCACTGGATGCAATCGGCGACAGCATATCCGAGATTCGCGGCGACTTGGGGTACGGCAGGCAACTGCACGGTCACAGCGAGGCCGTCCAAGGGGTATTCAACAGAGACAGGAGGGAGCAGCATGCCGCCTTCGGCCTCAGCAGGATTCAAGCGCCGGTGGACCGAGATACGAACAGCACCTCTTTCATGAGAACCGGTCAGAAGGAATTGTACAGGAAGGGGAATATGTCAAGCAAGCACAACCAGACCCTCCACAACCTGCGTGACTTGGTGGTGTACGACCCGAACAGCGACACGGGCGCTGACGAGAGCACGAAGTTCGACACCCAGAGAATCACATTCAACTCCCAACCGGCGATGCCCTTCGGCGCAGGCGGGGCGAGCATGATGCACTACTTCACAAGCGCCTCCAACAACATGCAGTTCGGTCACCCTGTGCGTCCCACGCACGGCTTCGAGTTCGGGGACACGCCGGAGGTCGGGACCGAGACATTCGACCAGCGGCTCTCATCCGTCCCCCAGCACATGATATCAGCGGCTCTAGGACCCGATGTCGCTGAGACCTACGTCAGGAACGGCATGGATGACGTCTACCCTATACCGGAGTTCGAGCCGTCCGCACTCAGAGGTGGAGCCACCGGAGTCCCCATGACGCAGGACCCGAACATCGGCAAGAGCATAGAGGACGCTGGCCTGTACGCCACATACCTGCTCAATCCCGACCTCGTCGTCAAGGCCGACTCCTCACCGGAGTGGATTCCACCCATCCGCCCGATGCATCGCATCTTCAGGCTCAGGGACTTGGATGAACTCAGGGGCTTCACAGGAAGTTGGGTCGTCTCCAAGTGGTACGACGGCGACAGGATAGTCCTGACCAAGAAGAAGAACAGGGTGAAGGCGTTCGACGAGGACGGCGGTCAGAGGGCCATACCCGACTGGGCCAAGAGCGGCGTCAAGAATCTCGGCGACAAGGACTGCACCTTGGACGGCATCCTCGGCAAGGACACGCTCCATATCATAGACATACTCCACTACGATGGCACCGACATCATGGATATGAACGTCAGAGAGAGGTTCAAGGTGCTCAGAGGCCAGTACGACAGCCACGAGCAGGTGCTCATATCAGGCCCGCATGACACCCGCTTCACCGACGAGGAGGGTCTGGAGGATGCAGTCAAGACGCTGCAGTCCGAGCACAGGACCCTCCTTCTCAGGGACGGCAAGAGCACATACATGCGTGGTGAGAGGAGGCATCCCAAGTGGGTGGTGCTGAGACCAAACAGGGACATCAACCTCATCGTGCTCGACAGGAGGGGCGACGGTCCCTACACATACAGGCTCGGCGCGGGCCCGCTGCTGGACGGGGAGGGGCTAGGCGACAGGGCGGTCGACCACGACGGCAAGGTGTATCTCGACGCCGGCACGGTCTCGAGCCCCAAGCCCTTCGAGGAGGGTGACATAGTACGCGTGAGGTTCTCAGGCATCAAGAGGCAGAGGAAGGGGGGTCGTGACATATTCACAATCAGTCCGTCGAAGTTGGTCGGCGAGGGAGAGGGAGAATCCAGCGTGTCGATGGAGACGCTGTCACTCCTCGCCAAGAGTTTCCCACCCGTCCACCTCACACACGGCATAGACATAGAGGACAGAGCGATAGTCGTCACCCTCCCCACGGAGAGCCAAGTCACATACACCCTAGAGAAGAGCAGCCTAGGTCACTGGGTCCATTCACCGACCACCCCTCTCTCGGACATGGGCATGGATACTTACAGCATAGAACTATCCGAGAGCCTCAAGCCCTTCTGGGGAGAGGTCGCCAGCATGATGCTGAAGGGCAAGATTGAGCGTCAGAAAGAAACCGAGAGCGAAGTAATTCCATCAGAGGAGCAGCAGGAGCACCACAGGCGCAAGGTGGAGGGCGAGAGCGCGGGCATAATCAAGCCCGGAGACAAGAACATCCTGCTCAAACCCAAGATGAAGAAGGCGCTGGAGGTACTCGAGAGGGCTCTCGACGTGCTAGAGAAGGAGCAGATGTTCAACACCACAGGGGCCAAGGGTCTGGGCATCGACTTGGGCGGAGGGACAGAGAGCCCTAGGGGGCCGACGAGACTGACCTCGGAGATGTCGCTCCCCGACTGGGACATGAAGGAGAGACCGGAGGAGGACCCGGAAGAGGAGTATCCGAAGGCGAGAGAACTCAGGAGAAGGAAGAAAGGCTCTCAGTCAAGCGATTCCGAGGAAGAAACTAATCCAGAGCAGGAATAATGCATTGCCGCTTCATATATGTAGTATGACAAGACCAAGTGTGATATGTGTTGTCACAACCACTACGTGCAACAGGGGAGTCAAATCTCCGGTTGCTCAAGGGTGGTGACCTCGTCGTCGCTGGATATGCCAGCGTCGAAGTGGTAGACAAGCAAGGCGACAAAATAACCAAGCAAGCACTCAAAGACGCATTCAAGAAATACATGGAGGACCCGAAGTTCAGAAACGTGCAACTGGCGCATTCTAACATACAAGTCGGGGAAGTAATACCATCATACACTGATAACGAAGGGAGGTTCTGGAAAAGCGAGGTTGACGATGTCGGGATGTTCGTGGTAGTATCACTGCGAGACGACATCGAGAAAGCAAAGGAAGTCGCTGCGGAAATCAGGAAGGGCGCCCTTCGTGGATTCAGCATCGGTGGTCAGGCATTCAAGAGAGTGAGGAAGTCGGACCCCGAGCATGGAGACTACCAAGAAATCAGCAAGTTAGAACTACATGAGATTACAATCTGCGAGCGAGGCATCAACCCAGAGGCGACGTTCAAGATTCTTAAAGAAGATAAAAAACAAAACAAGGTGACAAAAATGACAGAAGACAACGACGTAATGACGCAAATGACAGACGTTCTTTCACGTCTAGAAGGTCGTCTAGATGCATTCGAGAAAGGCATGCCTGCTGGACTCAAAGAGCATATGGAAGACAAGAAGGACGACAAGAAAGAAGAGAAAGATGGTAAGGAGAAATCCGAGGACGTTGAAAAGTCCGAAGAGTACTCCGATGTCATCTCCTCAGAATATCTCGATTGGATGGAGAACACCCTCAAGTCCGCTGGTGTGGACATAGCAGGTGCTCGAACCCACTTCGACGATGTGGCGAAAGGCAACCTAGGCTCAGACCCCAATCAGTTCGACCTGAACTACGGTCAGGCACCTAAGAGGGAACAGGAAGACGGCAAGCCAGAGACACCCAAGGCCGATTTCGGCGCTGGTGGCAAGGGCAAGAGGTCCAAAGTCGCAAAATCCGACTACCTGACCCCAGACGCTGTTTCCTCCGCTGACGTGGAAGCCGCATACGAGGTATACAAGGCCGCTATGCTCGAGGCAGAGTTGAAGAAATCCCTAGAAGGGGAGTTCTCATCCCGCTACGAGTCAGAGCGCAGCGCTGAGATAACCAAGGCTGCTGCCCTAGAGTTCGACGCACGCGGTCCACTTGACGAGATACAGAAGTCCATCGCCTCTCTAGCAGAGCGCGTCGAGGCTATCAGTGCTCCAGCAGAATCCGGTGAGACAATCACCAAGTCCGCTGCTGTACCATCTGTAGAGATTCCCTCCACCGCTGACCTAGCGTCAATGTCGTGGGACGAGGTGCACAACCTCGCAACCAAGGCCTTCAGGGGGGCCTGAATAAGCAATTGAGGTGATTATGAATGGCACGAGATTACGTACGAACAATAACAGACATGGAGCGCTACTACTACGGCGCTGGAAACGCAATGGGATACTCCTACTCAGGCAGTGAACTATTGAAAGCGGATGCACCAATGCTATCCACGACTGCTGGTACCTACCAAGCAATCTACGGTCGCAAGGTCTGGTCGCAACTGAACCAAGAGTTCAACGCCTTCAGCATCCTGCCAAAGAGACCTTGGGAC